ACAATAATATAAAATAATATAATAGTAATAGATAAAAATAGAAAGGGGCGTAGATATTTATGTATAATGCTCTTGATGTAGCACGCTATATTATTGATTACGAAGCCACGCAGGGCCGCACTGTCAGCAATTTACGCCTGCAAAAGTTGTTGTATTTTGTCCAAGCGCAGTTTATAGCAAATACTCCTGACGGGTCCCCCTGTTTTTCACAAAGAATGGAAGCTTGGGACTTTGGGCCGGTTGTGCCTTGCGTGTATCGCGAGTACAAGTATTGTGGAAGTGCTGCTATCCCACCCGAGAAGATAAACTCAAACAAATTTGCTCCCGCAGACCAAAAATTGATAAATTCGATGTTAGATCATTGCAGTGATATATCAACTTCCACCTTAGTTGATATTACTCATGCACAAGATCCCTGGTCCAACGCATACCACAACGTTTTCGGAAACGAAATCACTCTTGGAGCCATGCGGGATTACTTTGGAGATGTTTGACAATGGGAAAGGAAATTGACATTCTCAATAAAGGCCAGCACAATGCAAGCTCCAACAGCAGTTCATCTAAGAGTAATCCCATGAACGACATGAGCATTTCTATACTTCGCTTGTGCCAAAAACTCTCTCAAAATGTTACAGGAGATAATTTTGACTGTGCTGATTGGTTGAACGAATTGGAGCGTTACATAGCGAACGGCGAGAACCGGCTTTTATACTCCGATATCAGTAACTATATCTTCAATTTGTCCGATCAGGAATTTACTACATTCACAACGAACCTTGATTCCGCTCTAAGATGTGCAGCGGATCGTAAGGGTTCCGGTTCAGACCAAGATAAAAACTTGTATAAGGCAACGGTCAAGTTCTTCGATCATGTCAACCTCGCACACCGCCAGTATTCTATGTTCAGTACCAAGCGGCAGGATATAGATGACGCGATCGAAAAGCTCTTGGCTCCTAAAATGCAAAATATCACAAAGGATATGACTTCTCAACTGGTTGGCTTGGTGTCTATTTTCACGGCTCTTTCATTCCTCATTTTCGGGGGCATTTCTTCCCTTGAAAGTATTTTCAATAGTTTAAGCAATACCGCTTATACACAAAATTCTATTCTGCCTACACTTATTATAGCTGTTGCATGGGCTTTCTGCCTGATGAATTTGCTTTTTGGCTTTATGTACTTTGTTTTACGAATTGCTAAGCAGTCTCCTTCGCAAGCAGAAAAGCAGCAGAATATCGTCCAACGCTATCCCGTTGTTTTTCTTTGCGATTATGTTCTGCTTCTTCTTTTCGTTGTCTTGTGTGGAAGTTGGTTTGCAGAACGCAACGGTGTTGGTCAAACCGTTTTTTCTTTCTTTGTATGTGACCATCACGAAATCACTTTCATCTTTGCTATCGTTCTCATTGCGGTGTTCTTCTCCTCTTTAGGGTACAAGCTGTACGCATTATATAAAGGCACCGATACTTCCACAAAATCATGAGCTTAAAAAGCCAAAATTCCATGTTATAATACCATCATCAAAAGCCGTAAGGAACCCAAAACGTCCTTACGGCTTTTGTATTGGCATTTTATCCTCCCCATTTCAGCCAGACGGCCATGCCCCGCCTGGCTGTTTTTATGCCGCGCAGCCGGCCGTTTTCGGCAGGGGCGCTGTGTTCCCAAGCAACGGCACAGCAAGGGTGCAAGGCCCTTGTGCGGCCCCACTCCCCGGCACCCGGCAAAGGCTCACACATTTTACTCTCTTTCCTTTTGCCCGTGCGTGCCGGGGTATTTTATTGCAGAAAGGCGGTGGACGCTGTGTCTTCTATCACTTCCAAGCAGGAACGCTTTTGCCAGGAATACATCATTGATTACAACGGCGCGCAGGCCGCCATCCGGGCGGGGTACGCTGAAAATTCTGCCCGCAAAACTGCCA